TAATTCCAGATACACAAGATATGCCAGCAATGATGGAATATGTTAAAGAAATGCGGGAGATGAAACTAGGATAATGGAACACAACGTAACTATAATGAACGATGACGACGATGATTCAAGAGATGTAAGCATTAAGTCAAATGCTGACTATGGAATTACAAGCTCAAAAGCTGAATCTTTTGAAGACCCATTCTCACAAACATGGGGGGAAATAAAGAAGTCAGAAGGCCTAAGTCCTAATCTACGTAGACATGCTTCAAGACTAGAAAAGTCATTTACAGGTATAGATGATGCTAAGTCTAAGAAGCTTGACCCACTTGATCTTACAGGCTATTCATTATTCCAGATTGTACAACCTCCATACAACATGTTGTATTTGTCACAACTATACGATGTATCTCCTTATCACCACTCAGCAGTTAATGCTAAAGTAGCAAACGTAATTGGGCTGGGATATAAGTTTGAAGAGACATATAAGGTTACACAAAAGGTTCAAGATGTAATTGATGAGCCAAAGAAATTAGATAAGCTGCGTACAAAGATTGAATCAGCAAAGGTAGAATTAAGAGATTATCTTGAGTCATTAAACTCAGATGATTCATTTACAGAAAACATGAAAAAGGTTTACACAGACTTAGAAGCAACAGGTAATGCATATCTTGAAGTTGGTCGCACAGCAACAGGTAAAATTGGTTATATTGGACATATTCCAACAACAACTATGCGTATTCGCCGTCACCGTGATGGTTTTGTACAAGTAGTTTATAACCGCTACACATTCTTTAGAAACTTTGGGGATACACAAACACCAGATCAAATTGGTACAGATCCTCAACCAAACGAAGTTATTCACTTTAAAAAGTTCACCCCATCAAACACATATTATGGAGTACCAGATATTCTTTCTGCAAAAAATGCAGTTGCTGGTGATGAATTTGCACAACGCTTTAATCTAGATTATTTTGAAAACAAAGCTGTTCCACGCTATATCATTACAGTCAAGGGTGCCAAACTTACTGCTGATTCTGAGCGTAAACTACTTGAGTTTTTCCAGACTGGATTAAAGGGTCGTAACCATAGAACACTTTACATTCCCCTTCCATCAGACGGAGAAAATGGTCGTGTTGAATTTAAGATGGATCCAGTTGAGGCGGGAATCCAAGATTCTTCATTCAACAACTACGCTATTGAAAATAGAGATCGTATCCTTATTGCTCACCGTGTTCCTATTTCAAAGATTGGAATGCCTCAAGGAGTATCGCTAGCAAACGCTAAAGATGCAGATAAAACATTTAAAGAGCAAGTTTGCCGTCCAATGCAAGAGGAACTTGAGTACAAATTAAACAAGCTCATTTCTGAATTTACAGACGCATTCATGCTTAGATTTGAAGAGTTGTCCCTTACAGATGAAGAGACTATGGCTAGAATTGATGATACTTATCTTAAGGATAAGGTTATCCTTCCAAACGAAGTCCGTTCAAGAAAAGGCTTGGCACCAATTGAAGGCGGGGATGACCCTCTAGAATTGAAGCCACAACAAGCTGCTGATGTAAGAATGGATGGCAATAGAGAACGTGATACACAACGAAATCTGAATGCTCCAGACAAATCAGGTGGCGGAAGAAACGCACAAGGCGAGGGTAGAAAAGTAAAATAATACGCACTGTAAATTATGAGTTAATTATAAACACTGCTATTATTTAGATTACATATGGAACTACAAAAAACGTACTGGCAAAACAGCGAATCATCAATGGCATTGTCATTTCCTATTGCTAAAGTCAATAAGGAAAAGAGAACAGTCTCAGGATTCGCATCACTAGATAACGTTGACCGTCACGGTGATATTGTAACTGCTGAAGCAAGCAAGAAAGCATTTGAAGGCTTTAGGGGAAACATTCGTGAAATGCACGGTCCTTCTGCTGTAGGTAAAATGATTGATTTTAAGGAAGATGCCTTTTTTGATAAGGCTACTGGTAAAAAGTATAGTGGCGTTTATGTCACTGCATATATTTCAAAAGGTGCACAAGATGCTTGGGAAAAAGTTCTTGATGGCACCTATTCTGGTTTTTCAATTGGTGGAAACATTGTAGATGCAAAGATGGAAAAAGCAGATGACGGGAGTGAAGAGCGTAGAGTAATTCACAACTATGATCTACATGAACTATCACTAGTAGATTCACCAGCAAACCCACTTGCTAATTTCTTTTCTATTCAAAAGATGGCAAAAGGTATGACATTAGAAAATGTATTTTGGTGCAAAGAAGATGAAGTTGCATCAACAACATCTGAGTTCCAAAAGAATTGTTCTGTATGCGGAGATTCAATGACAAATGTTGGTTGGGTTGAGCAAGCGGATACAGAAAAGTTTGAAGCAATTGAAAAAGTAATTGATTCTTATTTTAAGAAAGATGATGCTCCTACATCAAATCATGAAGCACTTGAAACTGCTGCTCCACATGGTGTAGTTGATAGCTCAACAACAATTAATCTTTATCCAGATCAGAATAAAGTAAAACAAGTTTCGACTGTGGATTTAACTACAGCGATTAAGAAAAATGAAGGAGGAAATGAAATGACAGAAGAAACAAACACAGAAGTAACTGCAGAAGTTACAGAAGTTGAAGCTCCAGTTGCTGAAGAAGTAGCGGAAGTTACAGAAGCACCAGCAGTTGATGCAGGAGAGGCAATTGAGAAAGCTGTTGCTATTTCAGAGGTTGAGGATACACTTGATTTCACAAAGATGGTAACTGACCTTAAGACCTTTTTTAATGATTCTATCGAAAAGAATTATGCAACCCATGCAGCAACAGTTCAAGATGTTTATCGCATTGTAGAGGAAACAAGGGCAGAAATGTCAAAGGCGATTGACGAAATCAAGGCTAAGCATGAAGAGATCAATAAATCAATCACGGAAATGTACGGAAAGATTGACTATGTTGACAATAAGCTGAACGGATTTGAATCCGCAACAGCAGTTAAGAAGTCCAGTGATCTTAACGGATCATTGGAGCAAGAAAAAATCCAAAAAAGTATATGGCAAGGACACTTCCTCGGTGTTAATAGCTTAACTAAAAATCTATAAATAAAATAAGGTGGTGAAATAAAAAATGAGTAATGAACTATTACAAAAAGTAATTGATACAACTAATCTCGGTGCTAATGCTGTACAAGCGTCTTCGGACACTGCTACACTTAGCGGTGCTGGACTTCTATATCCAGACCAGGCTAACCGCTTCCTAGATTACATGTGGGATGCAACTATTTTGGCAAAGTCAGCTCGTACAATTCGTATGAGATCTAACACAACCGAAATTGATCGTGTTTCAGTCGGTCAAAGAATTATGACTGTAGCATCAGAAGATAATCCTCGTGATTATGTAAACGCTTCTGACGACACAGCAAAGTTCACAAACGCAGCTGCAACTTTCTCAAAGGTTTCTTTGACAACACGCAAGCTTCGTCTTGACTGGGAACTCTCATCAGAGTCTCTAGAAGACAATATTGAGGGTCCAGATCTTGAGGACCACATTGCACGTCTTATGGCTACCCAAGCTGGTAACGATATCGAGGATGTTCTCATCAACGGTACAGGAACTAGCACAGGTTTGCTTTCAGCGTTCAAGGGCTTCAGAGCACTTGCACTCGCAAATGCACACGTTGTGGATGCTGCAGGACTAGGACTTGACAAGGCTGTGTTTAACATGGCAATCAAGACTATGCCTCGTAAGTATAAGCAACGTCGTAACCAACTTCGATTCTTCTCAGGATCAAACTTGGTACAAGATTATTTGTACAACCTAACTGCTAACGCAGGCAACGGCAATCCATTCGATATCGCTTCTGGCGTAATTCGTGGAGATGTTGCTGCTAACGATGGTGGTCCAGGTACTGTAACACCATTCGCATTTGGTATTCCAGTAATTAACGTTCCATTGATGGACGAAACTCGTACAGGAGACTATGCTAGCCCTTCAGGACTACATGGCGATCTACACTTGACATTCCCTCAGAACTTTATTATTGGTATCAAGCGTGATGTTACTGTTTATCGTCTGTTCCAGCCAAAGAAGGATACAATTGAGTACACTCTCTTTATCCGTGTTGGTTGCCAGATGGAAAACTTCGATGCACACGTAGTCGTAAAGAACATTAAGGTCTCAGGATCAACAGGTACATCATTTGGTTCCGTAACACACGGATCAAACGTAACTGGTGGATCAGGAACTTACACATACTAATATTTATTAGTTGCAAGGTTAAGGGGGGTACTCAGGTATCTCCCTTAACCATTTTCTGCTATAATTAAAACACATTAACGAGAGGAAGATAATGTCATTTACAGATCTTAAAGTAACAGAGTTAAAAAAGGTTGCAGATTCATTTGGAGTAGAGCTTGGATCCTCTAAGTCTAAATCGGAAATTGTAGCCCTTCTTGAAGAAGAAGGTATTACTTATCAGATGTATGATAAGTTTATTAACAGTGATAAGCAAGAAATTGAAGTATCAGAAATAGAAAAGAAGCAAAGAGAGAAAAAGATTATGAAGACTGAAAACTCAGTACTAGTTAAAATGGAAAGAGACAACTTCTCTTACCAAGCAATGGGTCACACTTTTACACAGCAACACCCATTTGTAGCCATGTCTGAATCAGATGCCCAGAGCATCTTTGATACTCAGGGTGGCTTTCGGCTTGCGACTCCACGTGAGGCACAAGACTTTTACGCATAACGGAGGCAATTAATTGCAAACTATAATCAAGGGAAGTAAACAAAAGATACACCTTAACGTCTATAGCGATGGGGTGCTAACACAAGCAACATCAGTACCAACCTTGAGTATATATGATGCAGATAATGACACAACAGCTTTGACTGGATACTTAGGTATTACAGTAACAGATGAGAATGCTGCTGGGGTTTATTCTTATACGATGACCCCAGCACTTACTCAAATTAATAGAGTCTTAAAGTTTGTATGGTCATATGCACTAAATTCAGTAAATACTAAAGAAGAACAATTTTATGCTGTAGAAACAGTTTATGCAAGTGTAAGCGATATACAGGATTTTCTAAATTTAGGCACAACGCCAGCCGATATTAATTATCAAGATCCTAGAGAAATTAAATCAGCCGAAAAGATTGCAAGAACAATAATTGAAGGATATACAGGGCAAAAATTTTGCCAGTATTATGGCACACAAGAACAGTTTGGTTTTGGATCAGACGCTATAGAATTAACCGAAAAAATGGTAACAATAGACAAGGTTTGGGAAAACGATCAATTATCAATTGATAATACTTCAAACCCAGTTTATAATAATTTTGGATTTGAGTTAGAGCTAAGTCCAACTAAAAAAGCAATAAGAATTCTTAATCAAGGCTGGGATGTTAGATA